AAAAGATACAGTGTGTTGGTATCTTCCATTAAGTATCTCCCTGGAGATGTAGCTAGATCCAATGAGGCGCTTTTGAATATGTTCAAAGTCGCTGCATTAGGTCGACCCGATCTGGTTTTAAATGTATCTATGGCTGGCACCATAGGACATGCTGGCTGCGTTTTAGCAGCTATATTGCCACCGCTGCCTTCATACCCTGACGATGCCCGATACTATATAAACACCGCACTCTGTGGTCCACACGCTTTTTTAAATGCTAATGAAGCAACTTCAGCGGTACTTCCTGTACCCTGGTACTGTAACACAGACATGATGTCTTTGGACATGGACGACAGAGCGGACTATTCACCTGCTTTCGACTTAAACGTTGCTAATGGTAATTATGGCACTTTGATCTTTATAGTCATGAACCCATTAAGTGTTAGTACTGGTTCCACTGGTGAGGTCAATATCATTGTTGAAGCTTGCTTCCGCAATTTCGATATGGTCGTTCCAACACCACGCTATATCACTTGGGTCGCTCAAGCTGGAAACCTTAGCATGTTGAACCCAAACTACGATCGTTATGCAGAACTTTTGGCTCAATTGTCTGATCTTCTGCCGGACCATGCTGAGGCGAAGCAGGAGAGTAAAGCACAAAGGTTTTTGCGTAGGTTGAGAGTCATGGCGCTCATTGCTAGTTTAACCACTTTGACGATGTCATGTGTATCTCATCTATCAAACATTGATTGTATAGATGCTGAGGAAGTGGATGTTGTCGAGATGGTACCACAAGCCGGTATCTTATCCACTATAGGGAGCGCTGTTGTACCTGGATTGATAGGAGGTGCGGTTTCTTTTGGCAAGAAAGTCACTGGAGATTTGCTAGACAAGGTTGGGAGTACAATTAAGCGTTGGACTGGATTGCATAATCCTAATGAGGCTGTTATTAACCAGAGGATAATACAATCTGATGTCAATTTTTCTAATGTTGTTGATACCAAACAATTCTTTGAAAAATTGGATCCACATGCTAATAGCAATAGGATAGTATCAGAACCTATTTTTGGCACTACGATCGATGAAATGGATGTCTCTAATATTACCGCTAAAGACCAGTTTTTAGGTACATTTCAGGTATCTTCCACCGATGTGATGGGAAAACGCCTGTGGAATAAACCTATATCACCATTTCAAGGTGGTTTAGGCACTTTGCCTGCTGGAATTATGTGTGTTAATAATTTGGAGTTATTACATTCCATACATCGTGGTTGGCGTGGTGGTTTAAAACTTAAGATTCAATCTGTTATGAATAACAAGCAGCAGGTTAAACTTAAGGTTATTAAGTATTATAACCCTTCACCCGCATCCCTGATATCTTATCCTGATTACCTGTCGGTGGTCAACGCCCCTTCCCACTTGCTAGAGTTTACACAGGGTGGACAAATGTTAGAGGTTAATCTACCCTATCTTTGCCGCAATGCTATAACACCGCGTGGAGAAAATCCCGATATGGAGCCTATGATGCATGGTATATATTATATATACTTAGCTCAACCTCTGGTTACATCTGATGGATCACCTGCTGTGGCTGAGTTTAACGTGTATATGTGTGGAGATGAGGATCTCCAGTTCTATGGCTACGTTACATCTAATACTTACCATGGTAGCTTTTATTATGAGCCCCCCACACAGCAAGTTTCCATACCTGAAGAGTTTACTACTTTAGGATTGGCAGACATGTTTCATTATAACCCCCCTGATGCAGCGGCGGCAAGAAGGACTGCGAAAGTGGTTTCAGATTTGACCTCTCGGTATGGTTTAGATCAGAAGTACTTTAACGATGCGCGCAATATAATAGTTAAAGGAGGCGTAGTAGTTGCGATTCGATCGACACCTAATATGCCCAAGGTAACCGGTCCAACGGCTACTGGGGAAGAACCTTATAACTTTGATAACGTTCTGGAGTATGCTAATGAGAGTTTTTCAGCTCAATCTGCTCCTTTGACGGTTATGAACGAACCACAAGAGCAACACACAGATCTTAAGTCACAACGAGAAACTGAGCCTGTTGAGATTACACGACTTATGCCCACCGTTAATATGCGGGATATCGTGAGGAGAATGTACAAGTCTGAAGTAACTAGGCTTGAGGTCAGCCCTGAAGATTCTGTTGTTCGCGTATATCCGTTGGCTAAATATGTTAGTGAATTGCCTAATGATTGGGCTTACACTCCTGTCTCTTTAATATCTAGAATGTACTATGGCAAGACCGTTGGATTTAAAATACGAATCACGGTGACACTAGGTACTTCAGAAGCAGAAATGCCAGCGCGTGAAAGTTTAGGGGTTAGAATCTTTTATCAACCACAGGGAGTTAACATTAATACTAGCACGTTTACGATATCAAGAGCTGGCGTTAATGCAGGAGCTTATGGTTCCACTTTATCCAACTCTTTTTATGGCGAACCGCCATTTACTTATCAGGTATCTCCTGTCAAACAATATAATGACACGTTGGTTTATGAGTTTGTAGTACCAGATACGTCTTACTACAAGTTCTTAGGTTCCCCTGAGAAGTTTAGGGGCTTTAGCAGCTCTATAACATCTGAGCCTTTGTCTACCAATGATTTTGGCAGTCTAATTCTCATTTTCACCAATCACGCTCAACAACATACATTTCAGGCTTATGCGGAGACATTCATAGGCCTCACAGATGAATCGCGCTTAGGGTTTCAAACCATAGCGCCACCCTTCCAGTTGTCCAAAAGCTTCGCTTTCTATAACGGCAACAATGACGACCCTAATGGTCCTATACCAGATACGCTCAATCCTCACACATATTCAGGTGGATTGATAACCTAGTGATAGTATCAAATCGTCGGCAG